AGTCTCAATATAGTCCTCAAAACGAAGGCGTGTCTCATGCTCTGACTTCAAGTACCAAAGGTATCCTGTAGCACCGTTTTCAGTTGTCACTTCAACCCATCCAACTTGAGCCATTTCAGATCCTGAAACTTGATAAGTATCTTTAATGATAATTGGTTTAACATCAAAGATATCATCCTCAGCTTCTGAAGATCCATTCATCCCACTAGTTCCTTTTGAGAACTCAGATCCATAAACAAATGCAGTAACTCCAGTTGTACTTCCACTAAAAGGTGAAGAACCGTAATTTTCATAGTATGCTACTGTAAATGTTGAGCTTGTTACAGCCACAATTACACCTTTAGCAGACTCTGAAGCAACTTGCTCTGAAGATAAAAATACAGTTTGATTTTTTCTGAAGTTACATACAGCACCAGCACCAGGGATGGTAAATAAAGCAGTGTCAGTTGTAGCAGCAGAGTTTGGAACTACAGCAGTGTATTTTGTATGCAATCTTCCTTGTTCTGCCCATTTAATAAGGTCAGAGTTGCTAGGGATTTCAGCTCCTACCATTCGCAAGAATGATGCAACTGATCGGTTCCCATAACGCTCAAATTCAGCTTCATATGTATCAGGTAAGTACTGATTCAAGAAGTCAAAATTTGTGATATAATTCGTAGGCAATGTTGCCTTGACGGAGCTAGGAGTAATCGCTACTCCAGGACTCGCCTGTAATGATCCAGCCATTTTTAACTATTTTTAAAAGGTTTTTTAATTACTAATCTACTACTGCGATTCTCATCTATAACCCTTATGCCTGGCCCTTCTTTCGGTGTTGGTGTTGGAGCTTGTCTAGTCATATTAATATTCTTAGACTGCTTTGACACATCACCTACAGCATCTGTCTTTCCTTTATCATAAAAGTACTTGGCAAACTTGTCAGGGTTCATAGCAACGGACATAGCTTTATGAAAAGACTCAGCATCTTTTAAGTATCCATCCTTGTCTATGTACTTTGATAAAAAGTTCATAACGCTAGATTGATCCTTTTTTAGAGTTTCTATATCACCTGGCTTATAAACCAACTTGTTCTTCTCATCGACATTGAATCCGAAACCTTCGAATTTGTCACTGAACAACTCATTAGTTTTTTCAGAGAAGTAATTAGATCTCTTCTGCTGCTCCTGTTCATATTGAGCATCGCTTTCTTTTTGCTTCCTGTAGGCTTCGTATGCATCTTTCTCTTCCTTTGGAACAATGGGCTCCCTTGACTCAAGTGGAACCTTGTATTGTGCTTTCAGGTCGTTAAAATGTTTCCTAGCCTTAGCAAGCTCTTTTTTCTTCGCTACTTGCTTCTTTTTGATGTCCTTTTCATCATCGAAATCTTGGTCATACCCAAACTTTGAATCTAATTCAAACTTTAAGTCTTCCATATCCAACTCTGAATTTTGATCTTTATAGTAGTCAAGCAACAAAGTATCTTGGTCCATACTATCATAGTCTTTATTTAATTTAATAAAGTCGTTGATATCACGACCAGTATCTTTTTTGTACTTCAAGAAGGCAGCTACATCTTCAGGCAGTTCTTCGTTACTATTTCTTTTCTCGAACAACTCATCCAAAGAGCCTATCTCCTTGTTGTATCTGTTTTTAATATGTGAAAGAACGTCTTCGTCATTAATTGAAGGAATCCTCTTCTCTTCTGAAACAACAGTCTCTTCAGTTACTGTCTTTCCTTCATCATTAGAAGGAGCTTCATTTGTAGTTTCAACCCCATCTAATTTGTTCTCGTGGTCCTTAATTAATTTTTCTTCAATCTCAGCTCTTGACTTCTCCTCGAATTCAACAGCCTTTACTGTTATTTTATTTTCCATTATATTATATTTATTACAAAGTTAATAATTTTTTGTATTCTCTATCTAGGCTCAAATTCCTCTAGAGAAAAACCATCCAAACTATCTTCATTACTCTCAAAATTCATTGGTGGAAGGTTGTTCTTTCTTTGGTTAATCAAATCGGACTGTCTGCTGGCCTGTAGGTCTATACGTTTGTCTTTAGCTTTCTCTTTATCATCCTCTCTACCCTTGAGTGCTTTTGACTGTTCGTTATTGATAGCCATATTGTATTGGAATTCTTGCTCCATAAGCTGTCGTTTAAGATCAGCTTCGGCCTGCATTTGCTGAACTGCAAATTGCATCTCAGCCTGCTTGACTTGTATTTTAGACTGAGCCTCAAGTTGAACCAATTGAGCTTTAGATTCAGCAGCAGCTTGTTGAGATTGAATATTATTCTGCATTTGCATTCTGAACTCCATCTCTTTCTGTTTTCTCTGCTCTTCAATTCTCTTCTTTCTCTTTACCTTAAGTAACTCATTAGCCAGCTTAATATTATTAACCATTCTGATATCAATAGCATCTTCCAGATCAATGGTTTGCTGCTGAAGTGCAATTTGAATATTTGCCTCAAGGCGTTGTTTTTCTTCTTCATCTGGCTCCAATTCTATAAATATCCCAAAATCATGTAAATACAGGTCTGTTATGTCATTAAGTATCGCAACATTATACTTTCCTATTTGCATAGCAAATTCTTCAGCAAAATCAGCGTATTCTAATATATCGGCAACTCTCAAGGACACACATTCAGCAATCCTTTTTGTAACATTAAGTCCTGCTCTTAATATATGCCTAGTAGCAGTATTACTGTTTAATGCTGCTAATTTTTGTACACCAACCAATGCATCAGGATCAGGAGTAGAAGCATCTCTAGCTTCATTTATCCCTGTTACATTTCTGATCATATTTAGGTTGTAGTTGTATACATTTATTAACGCACCCATCTTAGCCTGACCGTTATTTGTGTTTAATTCCTGTATAGGGATCCTAGCGTTATTAAACTCTCCATCCTGAGTATAACTTCTACCTATAACACTACCAGTCTGGAAGTACAACTTCAAAGCATCTTCTGGGTTGTAAGCTGCACCTGTGCCAAGATCAACCTCATTTATACCGTCTGCATCTATAAATACACCATCTGGAACCACTCTAGCCATTACTTGTTGTAACTTCAAGTGTGTTAACTGTATCTGATCAGCAAATGGGATCATTCTTCTTACAAGCGACTCTATATTGCCTTTATACATCCTTGGAGAATACGCAACATAGTTAGGAAGGGCTTTTTGTGATGCAGATTTAGGTCTAACCATATTCTCCATCATTTTCCACTGTATCATTATGTTTGATCCAGCTACAAGTATACCCTCATACCATGTATCTCTGACAGCTTCAACTCTTTCGAACATCATACCTTCCTCTATTGGAGGATTAAAGCTATCATCCTTCTGTATAACCCTTTCACCTCCGTTTTCAAGCAATTTCTTTTTCCAAACAAAACGCATATCTGTCTTGTAGTTGAAATATAGTAACGTAACGACCTCGTTTAAGAATGCATCATCTTGGTATTGCCTAATTATTGGAAAGTGATTGTACCATGCAGAACTTGAATTTTTTATTTCCTGTAGCTCTTCTTTAGTTAGGTTTGGATTAATCTTCAGTAACTCAGTATAGTGAACTTGTTTTACCTCTCCAAAGTAGTAACAATCGGAGAAGTCATTCTTTTCAGTGTAGCTATGTATCCAGTTTGCTGGATCCACATAGTCAATTCTAACACCATCATTAATCAAGAAAGTATGCCTCAATACACCTACACCGAGTGTAGTCATATCATAATCAAACAACCTCTTGATTTCTGGATAGTCATTCATTTTAAATATAGTATCTATAGCAACCTCTTCAGCTATTTCTATAGATGGCTTATATTTAAGTTGCATATACAAAGACAGCTCTTGCTCGTCTTGTGGTAATTCATCTGGATTTACATTATACGCATCTATACCATATTCATCTTTAGTTAATTCCAAAAAGTCTTTGGCAATCATATCTGCCTCTATCATATCTTGAAATAAACTTTTCTTCTCGGCAGACATAACATCTTGTGCTTCTGCCTTTACCTTAAATAAACGGTCATTCATACCGTTAACTACAATATCAACAAACTTTGGTATTATAGGTACTGGTGTCCAATCTAAATTCAACATAGACATATCACCATTGACAGACATTTCATCTTTATACTTCTGAACAGGCTGTTCGCCTCTAGCGTATAATCTTAATCTATGATATTCTCCCCATTGGTCATAAAACCTACATGTATTGTTTTTTCTTCTGAACCATTCCCCCTCTATAGCCTTTCCAACACTTAAACCATATTCCATTGTGAGTTTCTCCTCTTC